TAAGAACGCCCCAAGATAGTGACCTTACACCCATATCCATCTTCATACTCAGCGGGAAACTCTGTTGGCGGTGTAAATTTACGATTAGTCATTGCTTTTCTCCTTTCATAAGTGCAGCCCATGATACAGGGTACAGTTTTCCCATCTCCTCACTAATGTTATCTGCAACTAACCTTGTCTCGTATTGCGTATCCTCTTTGCAACGTAGGCGACACATGTCAGCGAAGGCATCCAGTGAACCCGACCAGTACCACTCTGTCATAGTTGATTGTGGTAATACCATACGAGCCTGTTCAGGTGCTACTCCTGCATCAAGCAATGAGTTATACGCACAGAGTGCCTCATGTGGGCTGTCCGACACTATAGCATCATCAAGTGCTCCAAGTTTAACCTCACCCTCAGACCCTTGCTTCTTGTCAGCACTACGTCCACGCCATACGTCAGGCGCATAGAACTCAGGCTCATCATCGCAGTATCGCCTCGATATTTCGTTCCATCTCAAAAATTTATGCTTCACAAGTTGTCGTGCCACAAAGATCGGGGCCTTGATGTGAAAGCTCGCGAAGGCATGTCCGAATGGGCTGATGTGCTTGTGCTTGGCGAGGTACTTGATGAGCTTGGCGTCACGACCATCGACAACAGGCATGTCGCCAGACCAATCACCCATCTCTACCCATTTAGTCTCTGTGCAGTGTGACTTCTTACCAAAGCTAACCCGTGCTGCGTTAACAACGGACAGGTCACTGCCCATGTGGTCGATGTATGTTGCTGTAATCTGTGTCATTTGTCTAGATACTCCTTAAGTTCTGTGAAACCGCCAATATAATCACCAGTCGGGCTATAGATTTGAGGTACTGTTTTGAAACCTGCCTTTTTAATCAGGTCAAGAACCCATCGCTCCTCTTCGATATTAAACTCTTGGACATATTGATGTGCCTCCTTCAAAGCCTCTTTAGCGTTATCACAAAACACACAATTGTTACGGGTAATTACTGTGAACATCTCGTCTCCTTAAAATAGTGGGTAGAAGATATCGCCTTTAGCCTCCAGATCAAAAAGATGGTCTAGAAACTTTATTTCAATATCAGCCCGCTCAAAGTCACCTTCCCATTCAAGATCGTCAATCTTTCGCATTGTGCTGTTTATGATCCGCGTTAGTGGAACCACTGACTCATTATTGAGTAGATACATATTTAGCCCTTTCTTATAGCCTGACTATTGAATGTAGACACTGAGCAGTTAAACTTCAACAACATTATCAACAATTTCGACTTCGGCATCTCCATATGAGGTCTTTGTGCTCATTTGGTAGCCATCACCCATCATCACATATTCTTTAGCTTCTGCTGCATCATTAGCCTCAATCTCAATGACTTCCTCAATGATTGTACGTGGGTGGGTGGACGTAACTGTAACGTGAAATACTGGCATAGGTTTCTCCTTCTTAATTATCAATATAAAAGATGTGGTCACCGATCTTCCCTTCAAGTTCCATATGTGAGGTCCAATAGGGTTGAACGTAGGTTGCGTGGTAATGGGTCGCAGATAGCCCTGAGAAGCCCGTAGAGGCCCCTGAGAGCACCAAGTCTGCTCGTTGCTGTATGTCCCCCCATGAATGGTGTTTAGGGCGCTCAGGAAGCCCGTCATGAGTGAACGAGAATTGCTTAGGTTGCCACACAACCTCACAGACTGTGTCTGGATACCTAGGGGACTCAACGCGGTTCATGATAACCTGAGCAACGGCAAACTGACCGTCAACAGGTTGATTGCGGGCTTCGTAGTACATCGCAAGAGCGAGGCAGTGGGCGGCTAGCATTTTAGGTCTCCTCTGTGATTGTCAAGGTATAAATTTGATAAGAAGGACTTCCAAGAGGCCCGCCAGAAAACTCATTGACCACAATAATTGAATTATCGTCTACTTCAAACACCATATCACCAATTTCAAGGGTTTTTTCTACAATTTTAACGCGGCAGTTGAGGCCTTCTGCGATCGTACTGCGTTGCAAGGCCAATCCTTCATCTCTGCGGGATTGGGTGACTGCCACCAGAGCACCTAAGCACTCCCCATAACGCAGAAAACTCCAAAAGTTAAGCGAGGACTCGATAAAACTACGCATCATAGCCTCCCAAAAACTCTTCCAGCATCATGTCAAGGACATAATCGAAAGCCTGACTGTTAATTTCATGTTCGTCACTCACAAACAGAGCGCCGCTAGGTGTGTTGTCGAAAACAGGGGTATCAATATTAAGCATTTTGTCCATCCTTCCAGAGGTTTTGTGTCATTTTTTGGTATTCGATCATATCAATGAGGCGTTCGATGTCCGCTTCAATATCGTCCAAGGTGTTTAGGGTATCGCTATGGCTCGCGCCGCTCTCTGAGGCGTAATAGGCTATCTTTGCAATAGAGCGAAGCTCGCTGAGTACTTCTTTGGTGGTGTATTCATCCATCGTGTAAGTTTCCTTTTCTTGTAATCCAATTTGTCCAGCATTCTAGGCAGTGCCCTTGGCCTAAGAGACGGTCAATAAAACCTGAAATATTTAACCGCCCCTCACGCATTCGTTGATAATTGCGAGCGCTAAATGTTTGATTACTGTAACCCCCCAACAGGACGTTCAGCAATATTGATAAAGCGATCGCAACTCGAAAGAAATAAAGTTTCATACGCTGCCTGCCCAGTGCGAACAATCGTCAAAGGGCCCCTGCTCTGCCCACTGTTTGCGGTATGAAAGCAACAGGCAGTAAGAGCTTTGGGCGCGCTCTAGCTCACTTGTGTCTTTGTAGTTACGAACACGCTCCGCGATGTCCTCTTTGAGGGTATCACAAACCTCTTGGGCCCGCTCTGTGGTGGTCTTACGCCCCCAAGCTAGCAGCCCGAGCATTGTACGTGCATCAACGTCTCTGTTAACGTAATAATCTGTCGTGTGCATCAGTTTGTCCCCAATGTAACCTTTTGATTGTGGGCGCGGAGTGCTTTCCAGCGAACACCACCACGCGACATTTCAGGGTTCACATAGACCTTGCGGTATTCTTTCAGGACCCCGTTAGAGTTTATCACAAACAACTCGCCAACGAACAAGTCTCTAGATGTAAACTCGCGGATTATCGCAAGCTCTCTGACGTCAAAACGGTGCTTAGATGTTTTCACAACAACTCGGCCTACCTCGGGCTTGTAATAAACAGACGCTTCTCCTTCGCCCTTGATGTGGCTTAGAGCGGTCTCGTTGGCCTCTGTTGCCTGAGCAAGGTAATGGTGAACCGCGTCACTGTCTGTTGCACCCGTATATTCATAGGTAGAACCAAAGAAGCCTTTCGTTGTGTTGAAGTTGTCTGCGAGTGCAGGAGTTGTTGTTGCGGCAATCAAGGCCGCTGCAATAAGAGTTTTCATTGTGTTTCTCCTTAGATTATAGCTGTAAAAACTTGAAAGAACATAAACACAACGAATAACGCTGCGAGTATTAACGCCAATTCACCTGATTTAATCATTTTGATCGCCTCTCAGACCGCCGTTGTTTTTTCCAAGCCAGTACCCGAATGCTACAAGGCCAATCATAAGCCAGCCCTCTAGTCCGTAAAAGACTTCATAAAGTACGCTTTCCATTGTGCTTATCCTTCTGCCCCTAGATAATAAAAAACTTCACCGTTGTTTACATGTTCTTCTACAATACCTTCGCCCGCATCTATGCAAGGTTCACATATAAACGTGCCGCATTCAGTTGAGGTGTGTGTCTCATTTTCTGCGCATAGGTCGCAAATATGTGTGAGTGTGTTCATTGTACTAGCTCCTTATGCTGCAAAATATTTGTTTGTGGACATGTTAAAGGTCCAAGCGTTAGCCGCCTTGGCCTGTTCTGATGTAATCTCACGAATAGCACCCAAGCTTGCAAAGACCTCTTTCAGATTAACAGAGGCAACGTGTGCGGGCTGGCGGCTGTCTTGTGGTGCGACGAGGACCGCCTCTTGCTTGTCAACATAGCCTGAGGCCATAACGTGTGCCTCATAATCTGCGCGGGTCATGATATAGCTTGGCTCCAAGATACCTTCCCAGTAGCCAATCGCTTGCACCATGTTACCCTTAAGCTTGCCCATGCTACGTTGTGTGTCTACATGGCGCATAAACTTTGCGACTGTGTGTGTGTCCGAGTTGTTGTCGATTGCAAAAATTACGTTGTCCATTGTGTTACCCTTTCGCTGCGTTATGGGCTGCAACCCATTCGTTAATATCGCTTAACATGAATGTATCGTGTGCGTCAATCTCTTGCACTTTGTCCGCTTTGTAGACAATCCACTGCTCGCCCTTGCGTTGGCTAATGCCTACTTGAGGGTAACCTAGTGCATCTAGCAGGCCATTCAGGCGCTCTCTTGTGGTGACTGAACCCCAACCACACATGCTAAAAGCAATATCAGTGAGGCCAGTCTTGGGGTTCGGCTCGTCACACACCCAAGCAATCTTGTGACCATGTAGGTAAAGACCCTTGCCGTCAGTGCGTGTGCTCTTGATCTTCTTAGACTTGCCCTTGAGGAAAGCGTCTACAATCTCGTGTGTTACCTTGCGTGTCATGGTGTCTAGTCCTTTGTGTGTGTGTATTAAATGTTGAACCATACCGCGATAGCAGTAGGTATTGCGATTGATACTGCGAGCAATGCTAGAGCTGAGACCATTAGACCAAAGCCCCCATTACTAACAAGGCCGTGACTGTAGTGGCGAGAGCGGCTGCACCGATGCAGAGAATAAATTCTTCACGGTTGCGCTTGGCAATCTTCTGGCGGTTTGTCATACGTTTGCGATTTGTCATTTTGTTTCTCCTTAGGTTAATAAGAAACACACCTCATGATGTGCTTGTTTATAGCCTAATGGCTCCAGTTACCGCTGGACTAGCTCTGTTTTCTCAGATGTTCGCCACACCTCGCCGTGTGGATTGATCGGAGCACTTACGCCGCCACTTGTTGTATGCTCTTGGGCTAGTGGGTCCCCGTAATCAGTAAGCATCTTGTCGCTTCCGATGAGATAGAGATAGCAACGGGTCCAAATGATTGCAAGTAGAAAAGTGAATTTATTTGGATTTATTTTGGTTATCGTTTGTTTTCAGTGAGTTAGCATATAGAAACTGCTAAAACAGAGACCTAATGTAGGCCCCTAAGGATATGTGGCAGCATCTAATAGCATCACTCACAGCGTCTAGCAGCATCTTATAGCATCACATAAGCCCTTAATGCAGGCCCCTATGTGAAACTGCTGCAAGCATCATGCTGTAGCTCTATGTGAAACTGCTAGAACAGAGGCCCTAATTTAGGCCCCTGAGATAGTTGCAGCTGTAACTAATGGTAGCTTTGCGCATCCCGAAGGATACGCTTATAGATAGGACCGAAGCGGACCTATTGGTAGCTTTGCGCATCCCGAAGGATACGCTATGTTGCTCCGCTGCCTTAAGGAGCGTTAGGTTTCGATTAGGATAGGAGCTTAAAGGGGGGGCATGGGGGGAATCGCTGGCAGACTCTTGATGAATACCCCCTCAGATTTTTTAGTATTTTTTTAAAACCCTAGGGATCACCCACTGTTTCTTGTAGAAATCCTGACTGTTAATTGTAGTTATAATAATAAACAGCTGTCCCCAAGCAGCCTAATCGAATCCTAACATCGTCTTAAGGCTCTCGAATCCAAACCTCGAGGCTCAGCTCTCACTGTGATAATTGTTATTGTGATAATTGTAATGATAATTACCCTAGCAACCTAGGAACATTAAGGTAAGTTTATGACGCTGAGTGCTGCCCCCTACGGAGTGCTTTCCCCAGCATCATAAAGAAGCCTTAAGACTCTCTCTTTTCTTTAGTCTATATACTAGGTAGCTCTGAGTTTCCCCTCTATAGGGGGCTTTCATGCGCAACCAAGTTTTTATAGGTCAAATTACAGCCGAATTTTAGCCAATTTATAGCCTCTATTTGAAGCTTTTTAGCCTACTCAAAGCAGTCGATCCTGACTTCCTTTTAGGAGCATTCAGAGCCTTATAGATACCTGCTCGCCTAGAGAGCTCATCAGTCACCATCTTCTTCTTATACAACCCCAGAGCATCGTCACTATTCTGCTTCAGGATTCCATAATCGTTCCAGAACTGGACACCTAGAGCCAATACATCGAGTCTATCGTCATGCACCAAGGCCCCTCGTTCCTGCGTTAGGTGGGTCATCTGGTACATCATAGAATAGTAGATGCTTTTAGGATCACTCAGACCATACTCAATATCTCTCTTAATAGCACCATAGTCTACTACAAGTCGATGTTGGTTAAGCAATGGTTCGAGGGTATCAATTATCCTCTTTTCTTTCTGGATATTATTCCTCACCTCCTCAATCGCAACAGGATAGATAGCATTCATTACAGGAGCTAGGAGACTATTGAACATCCCGTCACCAAAGTTACTTTCTACCACAACCTTATTAACATTATATTCCTGAGCCTTCTCAGCTAAGAACACTAGGTTCTCTTCGATATAGCCTCCATGGAGTCCTCCGAAGTCAGGCACAAAGACTTTACCCAATAGGTGATTAACAATGCACCATGCCATCTCATCTTTACCTCGACCACTAGGGTCAACAGCAAGGATACTGCCTTCGTAGTTACCATAATCCTCCTGCACAGAGGGCCTCTGAAGCGTATCTCCCGTAAAGCCTACGTTAGGTAGCTCAGAGATCGAGTCCTTGCTCTGTGAGCTCCATACGAGCCTCGTAGGGGCTGTCTCATAGGTCAGATCAGTTACAATCAAATCCTTACTCTTCAGTGGATACTTCTCAGCATCACTTAGTGTAGTATCGAGTTGGAATTGTAGTTTGAACCCAGAGCGTCCGTAGGACAACTCACGCTGCATAAGGTCTTCATCAGAGAAACGACTATCAATAGATTTACCAACGAGGTTTGGATCAGAGGCTAATCGTTGTTGGATGTAATCCGCAAGACAACCTTTGTAAACCGATACATCCTCAGGGTACTTCGCTGGGAAGATACGGGTCACATAACCCTTCTCAATCATCCTATTGTAAATACTCTCAGAGGACTGGGGTGTACCAAGCACAAGAATCTGTGAATCGTTACCAGTCTGTAGGATAGCTTCAAATTCAGCTGCCTGATTCAGTAGGTCCTGCCTACGCTTCTCAGTGGCTGAGTTCTGCTGGCCTTCAATATCGTCTGAGATCAGCAAAGACGCACGGTTACCCTGTAGCTGCGAGGTAATACCCAAGGATTTTACCGAGGGCTGTACAGATACGTCACAACCATTAACATCGAATGCAATCACAGAGGATCGCTGGTCGGGTCGTGGTTGTAAATGTTCCAATATAGGCATCGTATCAATTAGCTTGCGTATAAAGATCGCAATAGCATCAGAGTGTGACCCCGATTGTGATACAATCAAAATCTTTTCGTTGGGATTACGTAAGAGACGCCAAGCGACGAACGCACCTGTCTCCCATGTTTTACCAATACCTCTCAAGGCCTGCAACACAGAGCGTTTGTGACCCTCCTGAAGGAAGTCCGCAATGTAATACTGCATCTCCGTAGGAGGAGGTAGTCGTAGGTGTTCCCACGTAAGCTTTAGGAAGTACTTAAAGTCTCCAATCGCTCTCTTAATTTCTTGTTGTTCCATATGTTCTCCTATTATCTCTCAGAGCCACGGAGAGGCCCGTACAGAGCCTTCAGGCGTTCTAGGGTATGATGGGTCCCCAAAACGCCTGAAGGCCCTCAGAGAGGCTCTCAGTGAGTCTTATTGAGCATCTCGTCCACAGAGTAGGAAGTTTCCCTGCTCTCTGTAGCGATACGCTTGATGGATTCTGTAAGAGACATCATGCTCTCAGATTCCAGAATGTCTGCAGTAATCTCATTATCCTTTAGGAAACGGATTGCCATAGACAGTATTTTAGGATCGGCCAAGTCCCCTGCAAGTTGCTGTGCAACCATATTGTGCAGGTTATTGAGTTCATCCATACTTGCTTTTTTAGACATATTTAATCTCCTGTCATAACATCGGCCAAGCCAGCAAGGCCTTGCTTAACGCCAATCATAGTTGATAGTGGTAAAAGTCCAAGAGCTCTACGCGCTTCGTACTCAGTGACATCACGGTTTGGATCAATACCTTTACCAATCGCCATACCTGTGTTGTAGGCATCGTTGAGGTATCCTCCAGTAGCACCGAGGATGTTTGTAGTGCCTCCGCGAACGGGACGACCGCTTAGGGACTCTCCTGTAGCAAACTGACTGACTGCGTCTAGTCCCACAGGCAACATAGAAGCAAAGGTTGTCATATTGAATGTGTTTGCTGCAATGGCCTGAGGTGACATACGCTTCTCAAACTCATCGTCGTCAATCACACCAGCTGCATAGTCCAGACCGTTCTTTGCTGAGTAACCTAGGCCACCAACAATGACCATTTGATAGGTAATGTTTTTAAAGGCTTGCCATCTCTCGTAGCCACCACGTTGTGATTGACCCACCATACGACTGAACTGCTTGTTCCACGCGGTGAGCATATAGTTACGAAGGTTCATAGCCATTGAGCCCATTGCGTTGTCTTTGATGAGCTGACCACCTACTGTGAACTTACCCATCTGATCACCAATGTTACCACGTTGAATAGCAATGTTAGATACTCGACGCATACCGTAGGCAAGCTTCTGTGCAGTCTCTGCGTCTCCCCAGTTAGAGAGATTCAGGAGGTACTTATTTGTACCATCAGCATTAACTCGGACATTATCAAGGAGGTTAGCCTTTGATAAGTCATCTGTGAAGCCCATCTGATCCAGTAACCACTTATCACTAGCATTCAGGCGTTGTTTACCAGCCATCTTAGCAATACGGTTGTTAGCTGATGTAGCAAAGAGGGTCTCAAGTGCTGACGTACCTGACTTAGTACCGCCTAGGATATAAGCAGCTTCTGCAGCACGATCCGAGATAGCCTCTGCCGTAGCTAGACGTCCTTTGGTGCTACCTGCGGAGTACATGTCTTCAATACGAGCCGCTGAAGGCATCTGCAGAATCTCATCACCAAGGTTGTAGAAACTCTGGATTTCATCAAGAAGCTCTTGAGACTTGGGACCACGTAGTACCTTACTCATCTTAGCTAACTCAGGGATAGCCTTTACGACACTCACGACTCCGTTGGTTGCAACTACCTGAGCAAGTTCTGCACTCATCGCATACCATGTGGCCCCTAGCTTAGAGGCGCGTGTGAGGTTGTTCGCGATACGTGTAGCCTTCCAAAGATTTCCATCAGGATCATTCTTACCACTGATGTTTAGGAAGTCACCGATAACAGCATCAAAGTTAGTCAGGTCCCGCTTAGCAGCTGCATCCAGCTGTCCTGAGGGCCCTAAGAGCTCCTTTTCTACGTTGTTGCGTAGAGCTGCAAGCTCCTCACGGCTATTAACACCCATCTTACGGAGGGCTGTATCACCGCCCATCTGACGACTGTAGCCCATCCAAAGAGATTGGACATTGTTTTCGAGGTAATCGCTGAGCACATGCTCTGTGCCATCTGCCGAGATATAAGTAGCTTCGATATCTACATCACCACGTTTCTTTGTGGCAGATGCTGTACCTTTTTGGATACCTTTAGCTGTACGACGACCTTGTAGGGCCTTTTCCAGCATCTCAGCTTCTTGCTCATCGAGATCGAGGACACGCTGCACATCGTCAATGGCCTTACGGAAAGCGTTGTCTTCCATAATGAAACCAGCTTGACCTGCTCTCACCTGTGTTTTGGTGAGTGAGTCCACAAACTTCTTACCAGCTTCGAGTACTTTCTCATCTGTGAGATCGTAACCCAGCTGCTTCACAGCGCTGCGGATACCAGCGGCAAACATCTCTGATGCCCCTTCTTTACCCTTTAATCCAAACCTGCCCTCATTGATATCTTCAAGGAGCTTAGCTCGGTTCCACTTACGTGGTAAATACTCACCCCGTTTAATAGAGCCGTTCACAAACATCTCATGGCCGTTACGCTGGAGAACATCGTAAGCTGCCTCGCCCATCTCCTCGTTAGCTTTACGGATTTTACCGAGAAGCTCTGGAGAGACTACACCTTCCCAATTACGGTTAGGTTGATTGGCGATTTTACCTGCAAGTTCATAAAAGTCGTCTTGGCTTGTGACGCGGTAACGAGCACCAACAGAAGTACCTTGGGTCTCTTTTAGAAAGTCTTTGTAGAGAGGTGTGAAGCGGAGGTTGAACTCCGTTTGAATACCATCAATAACAGCTGTCTGTACTTCAGCAGCTTTGACTTGTGAAGGAGCCGCTCGTGTTACATCAAGGAAAGCCTCATCACCAAACTTAGCTAGTGTAGGGGACTTAGATGTACGCAACACTGTAGCGACATTCACCTGAAGCTTATCTAGAGTGCTCAGGGTTCGTTCTGGTACTACTAATTTACCGCCATTAGCGACAATGTCATTACCGAGGTCTTTAATAGGCTGCATGAGTGCGGTTTGTACATCATCAGTATAAACACCTGCTTTAAACAGTCCTCCTAGGGCTCCTCCGAGACCAACCGCGAGTAGCATGTCCGCTTCGTCGCGTGTGTGAGGGGCCAAGGACATCTTGATACCTTCTAGAGCACCTTCTGTGGTCCCCGCTACAAGAGCACGGCCTAGATAAGTACTGTCTAGTTTGTTTGCGATACCAGCAGTCGCTTTGATCCCTTTACCGACCTTGAGGACCTGTGTGAAAGGTACATCAAGCATCAAGGCTGCAACACGGTAGCCGAAGCCTTCTACACCGAGTGTGTCAAGGTAGTCAGCATCTTTTGAAATACGACCATAATACTGAACACGACGAACGAGGTCTTCTTTCGAGGTAGCTTCGTTCAGCTCATCAAAGTAGTCAGGTGACACAAGGTCATAAAGAGCTAGGTGATCATTTGGGTTGAAGTTGGGGTCGACAGGAAGCCCACCCTTCTTAGGGAAAATGTTTTTCTCTTCATAATAGTTACCAATAGCACCAACAATGTTGTCTTGGTTAAAAGCTACCTCGGCAGCACTGGAGCGCTCTGGGGTGTATTCGCTGAGTGATGGTGCGGGTGCTACTACCTGCGGCTCAACGGGCTTCCCGCCTGTTCCGAAGGGACCATATTGACCACCGCTATCTGCAGGACTAGCTTTGCCTGTGTTGTAGAGGTCTCGATCCAACGGTGCGTTGAAGACCTCCTCTCTTTCAGCTATCTGCTCTGGGGTGTACCCCTTCGTAGAGAAGCTTGGAGACCCAAAAGGGTCCCCAAATCTGTCTGTAATACTACTCATAGTTTCTCCTATTTAATCTGGAAGTCGGCCAGTTCTAGAGATAACACCAATTTCTTCATTAGTGAACCTAGCAACTTTACCGCTTTTATCGACAGCCATCCAAGGACCTTCTGGGTCAGAGGCCGACATAGGCGCAAGGTAATCCAAGCGATCAAAGCCTCCTGCCTTAAGATTGTCACTTATTGTGCCGAAAGCTCTATTATAAGAAGCATCATCTGGAACCTCTGTCGTGCGAGGAATCCATACTTCTGAAGAACCGCCAAAGCGGGGGTCAACACGCATCCAGTTATCGTCTAGGGTACGTTCAATAAATCCACCAGCATCACTCGGGCTGTAACCACCTTCCATCATTGTCTTGGCAACAGGTCTCATAGCATTCAGCATAAATCTCTGGTTTTCGGGGTTGAGGTTCTCAGTCCAATAAGGGTTAGAAGCAATAGCTTCCATAATAGAAGCATCTACATCAGCTTGTCTCACCGAGATACGGTTTTGACGAGCGTTGAAGACTGTAGCGCCGATATCAGGAACACCCATCTCAATCATAGATTTCATTGTGAGGTAGTCAGCTGTAATCTTAGTACTACCGCTCTTGCCGCCTTTAAAGTAACCAGCTTCAGTAGCTGCGTCATAAACCTCTATGAAACCTGCGACCTCTTGATTACTCAGCTCCTCACCATTACGTGGTGATGTAAGGATTGCATCAATGAAAGGAAGCTTAGTAGGTGCGAGACCCTGTTCTTTATACTTCTTCCACTCAGTCAAAGCATGGCGGACATTAGCCCCTGTTGTGACGTCCTCTTGACCCTCCAGCTGCTCATAGGTGTAAGCGAGAGTATCACCCACCATAGTACGTGCTGTAGCTGGGTTTAGACGCGGGTTGGCATCCAGCTCAGCTCTAAGACCTGCAACATCCCCAGTATTCACAAACGGAGCCATACGGGCTCGTTGATTGGATTCACTGTTGGCTTCTACTTTACGATATCTGTAATCGTTAGCTTGCTCCTCGGATATAATACCTTTAGAATAGACTTCGTCTACACGTTTATTGAAGACAGCTTCCGATACAGTACCATCACTCAACATAGACAGAAGGTTTACTTCCTGCTGTTTGTTAACTGTGGCCCCAAGAGACGCTCCAAAATTCTGAGCTACGCGGTAGGATTGTGAACCCACCACATAAGGATCAGCCTTAGCAATATCAGCTAGCTGTGTTTGGAAGAGCTTTGCATCCTCCTCAGTAGGTACGTAGCTAGGGTCATTGAACGGTGTTTGGATTGCACTGAGAACTAGGTCAGCAAACTGCTGGTTAAGAGCACCTTTGTTTTCTGCGTAGTCCGTGCGGGACTCTAGTTGACTCCGAAGCTCTCCGTAACGCTCTGGTGTGATACCGCCTTGAGATATAACCTCTGCTTGCACACCAGACATAACATCCGATGTGATTTCTTGGTTAGCAATACTACGTCTACGCTCAATAACAAATTTATTAGCTTGGTTGTAATCACCTAGTCCACGAGCGTACATCTCTACAGCATCAGGATCGTCTGAGCCTTCATAGGGAGTTACATGTGCTGCGTAGTAGTCGTTAGTCATCGTACGCTGCTCAGCAACGTCTGTGGTTTCCGCCATATTCTTCTGAAGTTCTAGGTAGGCAATCTGCTGTGTAGCGATACGTTTGTTACGTGCAGCTGCTTTTGCAGCCGCAGCCGCAGCCTTTTGACGCTGCTCAGTTTCCCGCGCTAGTTGGACTCTAACATTACTTGAGAACTCATTACCCATACGGTCCAGTTCACGATCCCATTTGTTATCACGACCTGTTGAGCCTGACTTAAGATCGTCCAACTCTTTCGCCATCATCTTACGCTCAGCGTAGGAGGCATTAGCATACTCTTCGTTGAAAGTACTCATAGTGTTACGAAGGTCAGTCTGCTTACGTTGGAACTCTGCTTCTTCTACTTGTGTTTTGTACTGCATACCCTTCTGGAGGGCCTCACCCACCTTCTCAAGTCCTCGGGAGGCTGTGAGGTTGGGAGAGACGTTGTAGTTTACAGCGCCAGTGTCGATGTTTGCCTGTGAAGGCGTATATTTAATAGTCATTGCTTAATTACCCTTCATAGTCTTGTAGCCACTTGCGAAGCTAAAGCCTTGGCTCGCAGCCCCTGCCAGCATTTCGAAAGCGCCTTGACGCTGATTAAGGGCATTGGCCCGTTGCTGTGAAGCACCATAAACACCGTTGTTGTATTGATACATAGTGTTTGTGAGGTTTGCTTGTACCTGTGTCATCGCTGCTTCACCGCTTTGAGCGATGTTATCCGCCATCTGAGCGGCCTTCATCTCAACCTGTCCTTGTTGACGGGCTGCTGTGTTACCGTAGACATTACGTTCGGATGTGCTGACAGCTGTGTCGGCTTTGACACTCCGTTTCTCACCTAGGAGAGCGGTTAGTTCAGCGCCGATGTTTCTGTTGATCTCGTCCCCTTGGAATAGGAGATTGGATTCACCCACACTTCGCTGGACACCGAGTGTTGTTAGAGTGTTGTTCCAGTTTTCATTAGCTTGTTTGGTTATAGCGGCGTTACGTCCGATACCACCTAAGATACTCAGCGCACCGCCGACAGCCGCAGCTGCGATTGGTCCTGCCATAGTGTAGTCCTTTCAATTATTAGCGAGGCCCGCAGGCCCTGTCTAGAGCGTCTATGAGAGCCGCTCCTGTTATTACGGAGGTATCCCCACCATCTTTCAGTAAGGCCTCTGTATGGGCCTCTCTGAGCCTCTCAGAGCCATCGCAGATAGCATTACTATTTATTGCGGTTGCGCAGCCACTCACGGGCACTGTCAGCACTGCGAGTAATACTATTAGCCTCATCAATACGTTCCCTTGTGTTTATATAGTCCGTTAAGGTCTTTACTTCTTCTTTAGTTCGCTGCGATGATCGGCCCTTAACATATGCAACATAGAGGAAAGCTAGGGACCCAAAGACCCCTAGCACCATTAGTTTAATTCGAAGTAACATTATCTAGCCTTCCATTGTGATCCTACAGCATCGAGCCCGAAAGCAGCTGCTGCAAAGCCTACGATAGGCCATACCAGAACCTTCACCATTTCGATATCACCCATAAACACAATACCTGAGAAACCTACTAGCATTGCACAAGCAAGTTCACGTTTGTATGTTCTGTGTCGTACCTCATTACTCATCGAATAGTTCCTGTTCTGCTTTACGGCGTCTTACAAGACCCTTAAGGACCCTACCGTCTGCCTTATTCCATCGTTTGAACTCTGCGGATGCACCGACATAGTCCCCTGTGTTTAGTTTACGTAATAGTGTAGATTTGGTGAACGCACCTGAGCCTACATTGTAAATAAAGGATGCTAGGGCATCATATTGGCTTTGTGTGAGAGGGGTTGTGACTTTGTTGTTGATAGTCTCCTCAACCCACAGGAGGTCTTCACGAAGCAAGGCCTCAGCTTCTTCCTCAGTAATCACCATCCCAGCTGTAACTGTTTTAGTGTGGCCGTATCCAATAGTCAGGACACCTGCAGGACACTTATAAGCCTTAAGCTCCAAACCTTCAAATGCACGTATAAGCTCTGTTCGTCCTACCGAGGTTATCTTTTCGGGAGGCAGTGGCTTACCATTGAGTAGCTGGCGTAGAATACCGAGTACTAACTCTAGTACTTGAACCATATAAATCTCCTAGTTGTTATTGTTATTGTTGTTGTGATCAAACCAGATCAAGCCTAATAGAATCATAATAAGTGTGTTGAAACCGAACCAAATATAATTATTAAAGTCACGACCCCATACATCGCCTTGGAAGAAGGCTAGGGTCCATCCAGTTTGTGCAAATAGATACAACACAACAGAGGCGAACCCAATGAAGTTGATCCACGTTATTTCAGTCAGTAACCATCTAGAATACACAGCAAGAACCATACATGACATTATTAAGGTGATGGTATCGAAATACACGGACATAAAGTTTCACTTTCTTTATTATTATTATGATTGAGGTAGTGGGGGTAAGACTCAAGATGATGTCTTAGGTGTTGCTCTCGGCTGTTTATATAGACATTAGTCAGCACAGCGACCATAACAGCCCCTGTAAGCAGCCACGCAATATTTGTTCGCAGCCGTTCTGTCATGCCCCTAAACCCCCTCTAATAACCCACGACACAGCAGCCGTTATGAAGCCGCCTACTATAAACAATGTAACACGCTCACCGATCGCCTTGCGGGAGTCTTCTCGTTGAGTGAGCTCCCTTAAGGAGTGTGTAATCAAAGCAATGTTTGTGTTTAGTTCATGGGTTAAATTGTATAAATCAGCTTGTTCCCTTTTTAAATCTTTAGTAATTTCCACTAGGTTAACGTGAGAGTTTTCTAATTTGACCACCTTAAGTTCTAGTCCTTGTTCAGGCATTAGGTGGGTCTTTCTTTTAGTTGTTATTGTTTTACCAATCAGGGTCTAATCTGTTGGTTTCTCTTTGTTCAGCTTCTCGACGCTCTCTCAACATCTGGAGCTCCAGACGCTGGCGTTCTAAATCGAGTTGCATACGCTTAATAGTTAGTCGGTTCAGATCGTCACACTTACCAATTCTCAAAGGCTTTTGAAACTCTATAACATACTTGAAGCCGATCGTAGGGTTGTTATCAACAATCTCCCCGTAGAACTCCAGTGACTCGCCCGTGTTATTATCTATAGTCTCAGAACACGTAGCCTGACCGTAGCGTGTGCTTAAACTGTCTGCACTAGCGATACCAGAGACGAAGACAAACGCGACTACGTAGCTGGATAGCAACTGTGTTTTTATCACGTTTAACAGTCGTACACACATAATATTTACCTCTTCTATAGACCTGAACATTGATATCAATAAGTTGATCAGGGTCCAGTCTAATTTCGTTGTTGAGTAAGTTTGACGACCACACTGCGTCTGTTGGGGTAAGGTCTTTATTGAGCACCTGAACTTCGTAGGTCTTAATAACATCATACCTGTTAATCAACCATAGACGAATATCACCTGAGAAGTTACTACTGGTGTCTAAGTCATACGTAGATGATTGGTGGGGGAGGGCTGGGCCAGTGAGTAATACCAGCCAAGCCCCTAATATAAGTGACCTCAACATCACTCAACACAGGTAACTGTGAAGGATGTCGGGTAAGCGCCATAGTCGTCAATCTGAGACAGAGCAACATCAATACTGGTAGGTAATAGAGACAATGTCCCAATAACCAATGTACCAGCAGGTGTTAGTGTTGCTGAAGCTGCCAAGGAACCAGCGGCTCCATTGACAAAGGCAGTGCCATCGAATGTAGAGCCTGTGTAGTCAATCTCAGTGATTGCACCTGCTTTACTATCAAAGACACCATCGTTGACGATATTCAGTGTGGTCAGTTCACGATAGGTGATGTCCATAGTAGCGGCTGTACCGCCTACAGACGTAAACTGAGCATTGGGCTCGTCATAGGGCATAGAGCCTGTCAACGGGCCAGCAAACGAACAAGACGTAGCCAGAGTGGTCACGTTGAGCGTCTGAGACATTGCTGGTCCTGTGATGTCTGCAAAGGCTACAGAGCCTACACAAACGAAGGACGCAGTTAAAAGTAGTTGTTTCATTTAAAGACTCCGAGAGTTAATTCAATTAAAATCTTGACTGCTTGCTGGCGGGCCAACTGACACGCTCTCTGACACACTGGTGCTAACTGGAGCTGAGTTGTTGTCAGCCTCATCGAGTACGATTGAAGTTGTACACCACACAATGCACGGTATCACAACCAAAGGCCCATTGTTGAGAGCAGTTGGCTGTGATACTGGCGAGCAAGCCGCCACGAGGAGAAGTAGGGAGGCTGCTAGTTTCATTACATAGCTCCGTAGTTTATTGTTTGTCTTCCCACTTGTTGAGAGGACAGCTCAGAAAGAAGAAGCGGCACTTAACTGGGATGTAACAGGAGCATTCACTACAGTTACCAGATACGCTGTCGAAGGCTGGACAGCCCCCGCATATTTTTAGACGTTCTTTGGACTGCTCTGTTTCAAGAGGAAGCCATTTAGTGAGGTCTTCAACCTTATGCTCCTCTTTCCACTCTTTAATTGTTTTCATAGTTAGTATGCTCCATTTATCGTACCAGTATTGTTAACAGTAACAGACCCAGAGGTCATATGTACCGCCTTACCCGCAGCGCCACCAGCGCTACCTGCAAGACCGTTTGTTCGGTTACCATTAGCACCTGTAGCACCTGTGGAGCCAGCCGCAGCCCAGCCACCGCCAGTACCGCCTGTACCGCCTGTACCAGCATTAGTTCCACCAGCAGAGCCTGCGTTACCTGTAGCGGAAGATTGGCCGTAGCCTTGTCCCCGACCACCTGCGCCACCAGCACCACCAGAGGTCTGGGTGACAGCCGTATCATTATATGTTCGGTAGATACCATACTCGAACCAAGCTGGACCTTCATATGGACCACAAATCGCCGCTGGTGGGTTGGACCTAAGTGTACCTTTGTAATACGTATAGTTACCGATAGTTACAGAATCCCCCGTGGGGTTGCCCAGACTCGAGTCAGACCAAAAACTTCCAGGGTGTGCACAAAGACCTGGCGCGCCCCAATAGGTGTTTGGACCTGACGCCGAATAATACTCGCCTGTAGCGGGCTCCCTGACCTCTTGGATGGTAGATGCCTCACCGCCGCCGCCGACACCCCCGAGACCGCCTCCACCGCCGCCACCACGGACAGCTCCAGAGTTATTCAAGATAAAGGAACTTGCAGCGGTAATAGCGTGGCCACCAGAGCCACTATTAGCGCTACCACCAAGTCCTTGGATTTCTCCACTGTTATCGACAATAAGCCCGCCAACGAGCCCTGTTGGGATGGTGAGAGTGCCGATTGTAACCCCTGAGGGGATTACTAGGCGCTTTGGTGTGTCTGAGGTCCAGCCTCCACCAAAAGAGGTCTGAGCATTGACAGAAGAAGCGGCACTCAATGTAACAACAATCTCACTAGAGGCCCCATAGTACTCACTCATAGAAGCCTGAGCTCCTGCAGCTTTCCCAATAAGGGCACGGACAACTGCATCATTAAATGATATTTGACCGCTAGTGCCCAGCTCTACTCTGAAATCGTTAAGTGAAATCTTACCACTTGAAGGTAAAGCCATAGTTACTCTCCTTTCGAGTTATTAGCTGTAAGATTACCAAGGAACACCAGCAGTTGTTGTTGGGTTTAACTCAGCGTTAATTTTGTCTGTGATAGACTGTTCGATATCAGCACGAACCACGCCGCCCCAGACCCAGTTTAGCACTGCGTCCTCAGTCAAGTTGTCAAACGCAATGAAATCAGGGGCAGAGGCGTCAGGGGTAGCAGACACCGTGCCATATGAAGTAGCTGTTACATCCCCGTCAACGCCTGTGCAGCGCCAGTGAATTACAATGACACCACCGTCATCCGTGTTGCGTTCCATATTTGATACAGACCATGTAAGTGTTATAGCCATAGTTATTCTCCTAGTTTAGTTTTAAGCTCGTCAATCTGAGCCTGCTGTTCTTTGATGGCTTCGATTAGCAGTCCTACTATGTTACCATAGGCAACTGACAGATATTCATCACCCTCAAGTACAAGCTCTGGGAGAACTTTCTGTACCTCTTGGGCAATTACACCCAAGCTGTCCTGCCCGTCCTTCTCATAGGTAACACCTCGGAGCTTCTTGACTGTGTCAACAGCGTTGTCGATGGTCTTGATATTAGACTTCAAACGCTCATCTGAATATGCAGTTACGTTTCCAGAGGCAACGAAGTCTCCAGTGACGTTTACACCTGTGCTGCTGATGCGCATACGTTCTGAGCCGTCAAGGGTGTGAAAGCCTATGTGGTCCGTTGAGTTTGAACCAACAATGTAGTTATTGTCATTGAACCAACGCAGTTTGAAATTACTGCTTAAAGTTAAGTCACCGTCGGATATAGTTAACTTTGAACTAGGCGAACTCGCCCCAATGCCTACGTTTCCTGTGCTGCTTAGGGTCATCCTACTGTCCCATGCGGAGCCATCGTAGGTGACGAACTGCATGTTACCGTTGCCTGTTGTACCTATAACAGAGTCGTCATTTGTACTATCTGCACCTAAACGTACACCACCACCCGTTGTGCCTATGATTCCGTAAATGTCATAGGTTGTGCCGCTGTAAGTATAGTTAGTAGTTGTAACGTCTAAGCCTGTAGCTGGGGCTGAGTTCCCAATGCCCAAGCTCTCCGCACTCGCATCCCAGAAGAACTTTGGTGTCGTGCCTGTGTCCTCGTAGAAGCTGATGTCGCCGTTGTTGGATACATTAAAGCGATTGGCCCATGTAATTCCAGTTCCTGCTGTTCCGCTTGAGGCAGACCTAACTCTGATGGCATGGGTGTCCCGATAAGCATCAATACTTGCTGCCGCCCCTGTAATCTTGTATTTCCACGCACCATCAAAATAAGCATTATCTGACAAAGCTAAGGTGTTATTAGCTGATTGAACAACTACGTTGCTGCCAAAATTTGCCGTAGCGTTTGCCCCATCCACAACCAGCCCATCAGCCGTCACTGTGCCAGTTACGTCAAGAGCAGCAAATGTAGGGCTGTCACCCGTCCCAAGGCCGAGGTTAGTGCGTGACGCAGCAATGTCAGCAACGTCCGAAAGGTTGTTAGCGCCATTCATAGAGCCTGACAAAGAGGCATAAGCAGCGACCCAAGCAGAGCCCTCGTAAACCTTCATGATTTCGTCAGTGGTGTTGAAATACAAAGTACCAGTTACAAGAGGATCACCATCGTTGTCCAGTGTAGGGTCAGATGCCTTCGGGCCGAGGTAACGATCATCAAACGAGTCCAAGGCTGCGAGGGCAGCATCTTTAGAAGTCTGAGCGGAGGACGCAGAAGTAGCCGCATTACTCTCAGAGGCCGCAGCATTGGTCTCAGATGTGACTGCATTGCTTGCACTTGTAGAAGCGGCAGATGCTGACGTTGCTGCATTAGATGCTTGAGTTGTAGCTGTAGACGCAGAAGTAGCTGCATTGCCTTCAGAGGTCGCAGCATTAGTTGCTGATGTAACCGCTGTGTTCTTAGCTGTGTCCGCATCCGCACTAGCTTGAAGTGCTGTTAGTTCAGCTGCAATGGCGTTAGTTAGAGAGGTAGAAGCACTAGACGCTGAAGACGCCGCTGCGTTTTTAGAGCTAAGAGCCGCTGACTCAGAAGCAGCTGCAGCATTCTTAGAGCTGAGAGCTGAGGCTGCGTTGGCGGCTACTGACGACTCACTGTTAGCTGCGTTAGTTGCTGATGTAGACGCTGCGGTCGCTGACCCAGCTGCGTTAGATGCTGATGTAGCTGCGGCTGATTGAGAGGCCGCTGCCGCTACTTTTGAAGCGTTTGAAGCTGTCTCTGAAGACGCGGCTGCTGTTTGGGAGCTTGCAGCTTGGTTCTTTGAGACTAAGGCCGCTGCCTCTGATGTAGCCGCCGCAGACTGCGAAGCCTGTGCCGCTGATGCAGAAGTAGCTGAAGCCGATGCTGAGTTAGATGCGTTGGTTGCCGATGTAGCCGCCGCTGCCTCACTAGCAGCTGCATTAGAGGCCGCAGAAACAGCTGTGAGAATAGAGGACATATTACTATTCACTGTTTGAATTGCAGTCATGTTATTTGAGTTACTGACGACTGCGGCTATGTCCGTAGCTACTGTGTTAATTGCTACAATGTTTTGTGATACGAGGTCAATCGAGTTCACGTTACCGAGGTTGGCAATACCTTCATCGGTTTGCACAACAAGAATATCTAGTTGACTACCAGCTGGTACGTCTGTGTTACTTACGAAAACAATACTATTGTTAACAATGTCAAATTTGTTACGATCGTTGATAGTTGTGTTGTTGATGTCTATACGAACGTAGTTGTCACCCTTCATTTGAACGGGAATCTGAAAGACAGTTGTACTCCCATCGGGGGAGAAGGTAAAGCGGCTTGGCGTCTCCACGAGGAGTCCTCCTGTTTTAATTAGGAATTATGTTTGTTGTGAGAGGCCCCCGAAGGGGCCCCAATTACTTATACAGGGTTCCAATTCACACCATCAAATTCGAGGGTGATGCTTGTTCCTGTTGATAGACCTGCTTGTAGGTTGTTTGTGTTTGTTGAGAGGTCTACACCTGCGGGAGTACCTGCGAGACTCAGGGTCAGCTGTGTGCCAACCCCTAGCCCTATGAAGTTCATAAGGATATTGTCATCAGCGTATTCTCCGATGGTATCAGTTGTGATTATCCTCAGAATGCTGCCTGTTGTCAATAAAGAGGTATCTTCAAAGACGAGAGCATTATGTATCAACCTAAACTTAGTTGGGTCACTTATGACAACATCATCTATATCTACGCGGAGATACTCCAAACCCTCTACCAGAGTAGGAATAGGGAATTGACGATTACTCCCATCAATCTGAAAAGTGTAGGTAACTACGTCTGCCATTACTTAACCTCTCTTGATGTTGGTTGATAGAGACTTTCGACGACTACCGAAGAGATCGTGAAGTCATTCGGTGAAGAGTCATATAGTGTGATATCTACGTTCTCCACACGGGAGTTCACATAGAAGTCACCGTCTCGTAGCGAGAGTGTATGGCTCTTGTTGTAGGTCACATTGTAATCCTTACGATACACAGCAGAGTCAAAGTCCCCTTCGCCTTCAACAACAATACGTTTAATAAGCGCTTTGTTGAGAGGAGTACGAACACCTGTAATCTGCGGATAGAAGTCTGGAAGCAGAATTGATGCTTTATAAGGGAGATCGACAAAGAAGTAGTCTGGGTCGTAAGTCACATCAAAGCGGTTGTCAGCTGCATTATCGTCTAGCAACATCTTGTGATAGATGTAACTACCGTGTAATTTTGTCCAGATTCCAACTAGATTACCAAGGTTTATCCACTCTACAGATGTAGGTGAAGTACCCTCGAAAAGCTCCCATGAGGACCATGCTGATTGAACCCTTTGTGAACCATCATCTTTATAGTTGTACACATACGTAGTGCCTGAGTTTGTACAGCATAGGATAAGACCTACCACACCGTCCGCTACGAGACTTGTAATAGGCTCTTTGAGGTATGTGGGGGTAGCCAGATTAAGGTCAACACCCTGAACACTCAAGTTATCAGCTTTAATGTACTCACGTAACTGTTGTCGGTTATTACTAACGGAAACAAAGTAGAGGGAGTTGTTCATCACAATAGGCTCTACTTCTGTTTTCATTGGGTAGTTTGTGACATTCTCAATAGACACTGTAGTAGGTGAGAACACACCCTCGTAAGCAAGCTCGTATTGGGCATACTTTGTGAAGATGTATAGAGAGTTGTTAAAAGGTTTAGCAAAGTAAATGTTAGAAGCTTGGTTGGTTGAGATTGTAATATCAATTACATCAGTAGCTACAAGGTCTACAGCGGTTGAAGCGTAGAAGTTTGTGTAGTTAGCTGCTTCTGTCATTGTAATAGAGTCATCAGACGCAATACCAAGGCGGTTCTTGTAGAAGAACAGGTCAGTAATCTTACGACCTACGAAAGATGGATCGGAGTTGTTATCTTCATTACCTACACGAGGGAGTGACCAATCAATCTGATCAATATAGAAGGTAGCAACGCCATTAGTTAGAGAAACACGATCCATACGCAAAGGCATACCTGAGAGACGTCCGCGATCCGCTTTAGGGTCTAGACACTCCTCCCATGAGGACCCATTCCACTTAACAAAGTAGTTTGTGAATTGGTTAGTCTCAACACCTGTAATCTCAACATAGACTCCAGTGAATGGCATATCCTTAGGAAGGTCTGTGATTTTATTCACACTCCCCTTCCAACCTTCGGAGGCTTGGTTACCCCAAGAGTCCCAACTGGAGAATGAGAAATCACCTCCACCTGCTTTGGTGATCTTAAGGATTGAACCTATAACAACACAATCCCAACCAGCATTAGCATTGATCTTAGCTGCAAGCAGTGCCGCAGCAACATCAGAGTCTTCAGCGCCTGTGGGCGGATCAGAAGCAGCAGTACCGCCTTGCTCAGGTTTGTCAGGATCAACCGCAAAGGACGTACCGTTTAGATACACAGCGTAGTTGAAAGGGTTGAAGCGGTCGCCCGAACCCCTCTTGATCCAGTAGAAAGCTACTTGATCGTAAGTGGCGTTGAGGGGTGCTGTCTGGGACTTGTCTAGGAAGGTGGCTTGATTTCGAGAGTACAACCAAGTTCTGTCCTGAACTGTAAGACCGCGTAGGCCCCCTTGTGCGAGGTACGCTTTACAAGAGGCTGCTGTAAGGCCATCATACGTAACAGTCATCTCAGCACCGTCTCTATCAAAGATACGTAGAGGGGTAGTGCTATTACCTGTAGACATAAGGAAATATTCTTCGTTGTCTTCACCACGATCGTATGAATGGAATATCTTAGAGGTAGGGATGTAAGCGTTGTCTGAGGGTGTTTGTGCTAGTGCTAGCTTAGCTGGTGGGCGTTTCTTAATACCACGTACAAGGTCTGGAATACAGTTAATCATTTCCTTGCATTGGTTATCCAACGCCAACTCAGGACTTTGCTCAGTAACCCCGTTAAAGAAAGCGCCATAGACTTTGTTTATTTTAGACATAGACTAACTCCTTAAATGACTGCGGTTGGGTTTGTGCCGCGATCAATGAGGCGGTTACCTCTAACTAGGTTGAATTTCTTTTGCTTCAAATGCTCACGCTCAACCTTAATACGAGCTGTGTTGATTTTCTGTTCCAACTCACGCTGTGTTGTCTCGTCCCCATTCAAATATGTATGGAGGTAGCGGGCTGCTGTGAGGATCACATAAGTTCTAAAGACATCGGGGAGGTTGTCGAAGGTGATGTTGTATCTAACGGTCATCTCTTTTGGACCTGAGAAGATAGGGCTCTGTGAGGAGCGATCGTACAGTAGGCCACCTTCTTGGAAGACGTCTGGGTCTTCATAGCCGACTACGTTGTTTGGAAGGAGTAAGTAACCTTGTGAGTCTGGTACGAGTTTAATATCGAAAGTATTAAACCACCATTTCTCTTCTTGTTCTTCTCTAAGTGTTTCCTCAAGGACAGTCCGTGCATACACAGCTTCGTGGCCCTCTGGGAGTTGGTCGATAGTGACCGCTGAGGGGATCGGAAGTTCACCGATATACCTCAGCATTCGATTGATTGCGTCAATCTCTGTAATCATGGTAAGTATCCTTGTTGAATTTTATGGTGCTAATAGCCTTAGGAGAAGACCCCCCGTAAGGGAGGCCTTCAAGAAGACTACTAACGATTATGTAGTAGATGTGATTGCACATGCGCCAGCTGGCTTCAGTACACCCATACCGTATGAGTAGTATGTGGTCATGAGTGTAGCGAGTTGCTCTGGGATGTAGTTAACTTCTGAAGTTACGTCCATCAGTTTCGCAACAGCAACAGCTTCTGCAGTGAAGATAAGACCCTTCAACAGCTTAGTAGAAGTCATTGCAGTACCAGTGCCCAAGTGGTTAGACTTGTAGATACGGATACCAGCAACTTCCATGACTGTACCTTTGTTGATACCGCCATTGTCGCCTGAAGTAACGTCTTTGTTGACTGCTGAAGATTGTGCGAGGTAGCTGTAGTGGAGCGGATCGACAACAAGAACCTTGTCACCAGATACGTCTTTAGCTTCCATAGCTGCAACAGCCGCAAATACGGCTTCAATGATTGCTTCGCCTTTTGCTTTTGCGTCTGCACCAGCACCGATTGCGTCATTGTTGACTTCAGTACCGTCTGCTTGGATTGCGGAACCACCGATTGTACCTGATGTTTCAGCTGCCAAACGGAGTGCGTTAGCTACAGCTTTGTCAATCTTAGTCGCAAGTGCTTCACCAGCCTGCTTTGCAAGCTCGCCGCGTGTTTCAAAGTGAAGAACTTTTTCTTCAAACTTATCTACTGCCAACGCGAAGTACTCAAGAGCATCAATGTTGATGATACGCTCTTTGACTGGGATGGTGCTCATTGTCAGGTCGGTTCCTGGAACGTGCGTGTTTGTCGCAGTGTCAGAACCTTGGCCGATCACAGGGATCGAGACTGAGCTACCTGAGTCGATTGATTTTGTAGTAACGAGGTCAAGAAATACGTTCTTACGTTCAAATGCTGTAAGCACTGAGCCGTAATAGATTTCCATTGCGTTGTCCATATCCGTTGGGACGCCGCGTGTACCTGCGTTGTTACCGATGTTGTTTACTGTAAGTGCCATTGTATTTTTTCCTATGTGTGATTTAAAGTGGTAAATCTCTATCGCTGTTTGTTATTTTGTTACTGTAAGTTATCCACCAACAACTCCCGCAAGAGTGTTTTAGGGCTTAGAGTCTACGTAATAAACGCACAACATAAGAGTGAGTGTTCCTTAGATGTTTGAATAACCCCCAAGGAGAAGGAGACAGAACTCCTCAGGGGCTAACCTTTACAAGATACCTTTACGGCGGGAAGCCAAGTAGCGTTGATCAACCATTTTGGTAAACTTAGCGTCCTTGCCATAGAGGCGACTTGTGCTGTCACGCTGCCATTCGTTTTTATTAGCGTATGGCTGGAGGCCTCCAGCAGGGCTATCACCCTCTAGACGTCTCGCTTCGCGTGGGGCATTTTGTCCATGTTTTAGGTTCATGTATTCCAGCGAACGCAACATACGTGGCTGGTCCATAGAGTCCACAGCATCATTATATTCTTTGATGGCTGATGGGTCCATGTTCTGTGATGCCCATTGGATTAGGTTTGTGTATGCTTCCTCACCACCTACAGAGTCGTAGACGTTATTACGAACTGAGGCAGCGTATGCTTGCTGTCCCTGAATGTAAGAATCAACCTGTGTGCGTGTGAAGCCTTTAGATTCCAACTCGGCATATGACTTATCAGAAAGACCGCCTTCAGAGGCAACTTCCTGCTCGTATTTCTCTGCTGAAAATGAGGTAGTTGTGTCAGCATCTGCTTCCTCAATAATCTTCTCTTCAGCTTTAGGGGCTTCCTCAGGTGTTTCCTGTGGTTGTCCCATTTTTTTCTGGAGTTCTTCATAAGCTTTGAGCAAGTCCTCTTGGGACTTGAACTTACCAGCTATGAGCTCTTCCTGCTTTGTACCGTCTTCGTTGTAACCCTCAGGTACACCAGCTTCTTTTTCTTCAGCTGACATTTGGGATTTACGATAACGCTCGATAGCTGCTTGTTCCTCAGGTGTGTTCTGAGGGGCCTCCGAGACCCCCGTAGGGGCCTCAGTGACTGTTTCAGCTACTTGATCATGCTCAGACATATTAGCCCTCCGCTTTAGAAGCTTTTACTGGAGCCTTTGTCTTAAAAGCTTCGGGTGTGATATCAATAATATTCTTAGCGGTATCTTCAGCTGTCCCGATATCCCGAAGGATGTAATCGCTGTCTGTGATCGTATTAGAGTTTTTCGATTTCAAAGCATTCTGCTTGATCTCATGATGTGATTTAGCCATATGGTGTCTCCTTTAGCTATTTTGAAAGTTGTGCTTGTGCAGCGCCAGCGAGGGCTTTAGCGCCTTCCTGTTGCATCTGCATCTGTTGCTGTTGTTGCATTTGTTGTTGTTGTGCTTGAGCTTCAGCTTGAAGCTGCTCATCAGTCTTAATCAACCCAGTAGCGTCCATAGAGAGGGCATTAGCCAGTTTCTCGATGTACACACCAATGTTCATACGTTGCATGATTTGTTCTGCAGCGCCTGTCTCATGTAGGAGTGAGTTAAATTGACGTAGGCGATCGAGCTCGGCTGTACGACCCAATGCTTCAACACCTGTGACTACAACAACATCAACCCCTAATTGATCAAGGGGAGCTTTAGACTGTTTCAACAACAGGCTAGCAAGTGGACGTTGTAGCTCAAGTGCGAGTAGTGAGTAAACACCACCTAGTGACTGTTCGAGGTCTGCGGCCATGAAACGGATTTCAGTAGCTGTGGTACGCTCAGAGTCACGAGCAGCTGAAGAAGCCACGAGGAACGCTGCTTCTAGGCGGCGTGTGAGGTCTTGAACCATGTTCATAGGAACAGTAAGGTCCGAACCTTTGTCTACTCGTAGAGTTGTGATGTCGTTCTCGAGGTCTCCGAGGATACAAACACCATTTTCAGCATTGTTGATGTCGTCGATATCGAGGACTGCACCTGCTCGTTTACCGAAGAGTACACGGCTCATCACCGAGGACGCTTCTAGCAGTAGTTGGTACAAAGCTTCGAGACTACGGAAGTCGCCTAGGTATTGCTCTACCAGACCACGGCCATAGCTTTCACCATTGATTGATGTCCAGCGGAGAGGGATGTAAGGGAAGTTTCCATCTTTCTTAAATGTTTCTTCCGAGCCCTCAACAAGGAACCCTTCTACCTCTTGGAAAGTGTACCAAACACCTTCCTTAAGAATAGCACGGCTAAAGATCGTAACCTTCTCTGATTCACGCAGGTCTGGGTCGCTCATGACTTGGTCACGGACGTCATCTGGAAGTGCCTCTTTGGAGACTGCTTCCTTTGTAATTATTTCTATCGGGTTACCTGAGAAGTCACGACTGACAACATAGTCAGACATTTTGTAACTCTTCACACCACCTTCAGTCTTATACAGCAATGCGTTGCCGCCGATGATTAACGACTTAATCGCTTCAAAGGTAGGTACTCGCAGTGCTTCACGCTCGATCTGACGTTGGATTTCATTCTCGATTGTGACAAGGTTCTTCTCCAAATCCTCATTTGCATCATTTTCTTTGGCAAATGCCACCACCTCAGGCTGAGGCAGTAGGCGGAAGAAGGAAGTATTAGGCGGCAGGAGGGCCATAAGAAGTTTATTAGCTAGGTTGTGAACCAGACGGGAACCTACGGCCTGATACGGTGTAGGCAGATCATCTGATTCTGTGTGACCATCTTCTGTGATTACAGAAGGAATAGTCAGATTCGAACACTCCCGAGCACGGTCAAGTACTGAGGAGCGTCCTGTATCTAGTTTACTAAACTTCTCTTTGGAACTCGATAGCAACTCAATCAATTCTTCTGGATTGTACTGTTTAGTAGTTGCCATTGATAATATCCTTTATTAACTGCCAGAGCCCGTACCGACTGTACCTGTAGCACCGCCTCCGTTCCCGCTTACTGGAATCTGGAGAGACTTAGCGCCTTTCTTTGTGGCTTCTCTCTGACGCATTGCTTCCTCTTCAGGTGTGATAGCGTCTTCTTGTGTAGCAGCCGCATCCAGTTGAGGGGCTTGGGGAGGTGGGACGTAAACTGGTTTCTCAACGACACCGCCGCCTTTACCTCCAAATACCATCCCATCGGGACGCATTGCCAAATCAGGCATGAAGGGGTTGTAGAATTTGTAGCTCATTGGTTTATCCTTATTTCTTATAGAATTTGTAACTTTGTTTGGTGTGTTCAAGGGAATATTCGTGGACGCTGTATACCTCAGAACCCTCAAGTCCTAAGGTACGTTCTCCAATGAGCCTTGATTCGTTGGAAGCGTAATATAATTCAAGAGGTAAGTTAGTATCCACACTAACATAGCCAGTCTGCTTTGTGAGCAGGTAAGCTGCTCTGCCCTTCCTATAAGGAGGCTTCACATACAGATAAGAGTTGCCTAGTGTAGGGGGCCGCAGCCCAAAGTAGTTATTGTAGATGTAACTAGAGAAGCCTATTACCTCATCGCCTCTCATCGCCAAGTAGATAAACCAATGTCCATCTATAAATTTATCTAAATCGGCAGTACCTGCCCCGTAGACCTCCCTAGAGAAGTCTACGAGCATTTCTTCTAAGTCAGATGCGTATTTACTATCGTAAAGTTCAATAGTAATTTTACTCATAACTGACCTCTAATATCTCTTTAAGGTATCGGATAACCGACTGTTGACCCAGTAGCATGTACATGTGCTCCATCGTTACAGCTTTATGAGGAAGTTTATCTGGGAAACGATCCTCTAAAGTGTTAATGGTAGCTGTCAAAGAGTCCTTAGATATCTTGGGTAACATTATTTCGTTTCCTTCTATAGGGGGCTTTCTTGCGCGGGAGGGGTCCACAACGTAATTTTATTTCCATCATATTGGTGCATATTTGCTAGCTGCATAGTATGTAGGGCTTCTTCTTCAGATTGACCACGGTCTTCATATGCGGTCACAACAGCCTGCCAGAGCTCTTGTTCGGTCTCACAATCTGCAAGTATCCTTTTAGCTTTCACAGGGCCTACGTTCTTAGCTCCTTTGTAACCATCTGAGGTGTCCCCTGTGAGGACCTGAAAGTAAGCATACCAAATAGCCTCGAAGTCGTTAACTGTGACTTCCTCATCCCGACCATAATTATAATGTGTACCTACAGTCTGATACAGAACATCCTTATCAATAGCACATAGGATATAGTCCTCGGGGTTTTGAGTTTTAAGGTAGACAACGAAGTCGTCGGCTTCCATTCCTCTGGGTGTGTGAGTTTTGTAAGCTGTCTCTGCATACTCACGTAGTTCTGGATACCCTAAAGGCTTACGAGAGCCTGTGCGGTTCTCTTTGTATGATGATGGTATAGCATCACGAAAGTTACCACCTCCTGAGAATACAAGGAATGCTTCTTCGCAATCAGTGGCGAACAGGATGTTACCTACGAACCTATCAAAAGTCTCCTTACAGACGGCCATGTCTGTGTAATATTCGACTTCTGGCTCTTCGGTCCCCAGAGCAACTTCCTGTTCATTCCAAACCACCTTGTCCTCGATAGCGAAACCAACTTTGTATAAGAGGCTGTCTGCGTCTACGAGGGCAATCATTTAGTGTTCCACTTCTACTTCTTCATCTTCGATATAGGTCTCTTCAATTTCATCAATGATTTGGTTAATGATTGAAACTGTTGCAACACCCTCGTTATCGAGAGCCTCTTGTACAGTCTTATCAATGATTGAGTAACCATGTTCCTTGTTGTAGTAGTGGAGGCCTGCTTCGTGGACTGCTTCCGCAATCACACTGTTCATAAACTTCATACTCTCCTGTGCTCCATGAGGGTCACGTAGGGTATAGGCTACGGTGCGGAGATAGTTAACCCCGAACTCCGCATAGAATGCGACGAGAGATACCACAGCATCTCGGGTGAGGGCCCCTTGATCAAGTGCGTCATCAAGAGCATGTTGGAACGAGGCTACGATTTCATCGGCATTACGTGGCACGAAATTAGCTCGGTAGGCTTTGAGAATACTCATATGTTTGTCTCCTTATCGGGATTGAAGCAGGGAAGCCCGCTTTTCTTTTGTGTTAGTTGTTGTAGTTGCTGATGACCAACCATAGCAAGTATGGCACTGGTAGCGCTGGAACTTACCTTTATTGGTATGGAAGTAACCACGTTTAATGATGTGATCTGAGCCACACTTAGGGCAGGCCATAACCTCGGAATCATCCTGTGCGTTGATATTAGGGTGCATAGAGGACCAAGGACGTAGTACTTCGTAGAGCTCCTCAAGAGACTTAACATCTACGATATTATACTCACGCATCTCTTCCCAAGCCTCTTCATTACCACGGAGACATTCAGTCCAGAGTGAGAAGCCTGCGAACCGAGCGTGGTCCAACTTCTTAGTCGTACAGAGTTTGTCTGTGAGATATGCAAGCTTGTTGGAGGTAAAGGCAAACTCTTTCTTAGCAATCTTCAATGTGTCGATCGACTTAAATGGTGAAGGCGGTGCAATACCATTAAGGATCATACGAGCTTTGATTTTCTTGATATCAAAACGATCACCATTGTGTGCTACAACGTAGTCTGCTTGGTCGAGAAGTTTATGAAGCGTCAGCAACATTGAGTAATCATCCTCAGGTGTGTCGCGTCCGTCTTCGTAAATGATCTCATCATCCCCTGCCCACTTGGCGCAGAAAGACATAATATACCAATCTTCTTTGATCTGGTTGAGACCTACATTTTGTTTCCAAAGGCTCCACACATGGCCGAGGATAGGGGCAGTTTCGATATCTATAAATAGCATCTTTGTCATTTTGTTTCCTTTTTGGACTATACGCCATAGCGTAAGTTCATGGTTTTTACGTCATGGAGTAAATGAGCAGTTTAAACACATGCTCAGGTGCTACTGTTACGTCAGGTCAACAATCTCACAGCTGTCACCAGAACACGCTAGTGTCTGACTTCCTGCTGTGTTGTCTTCGCTCTCGTACTCTGAGAGCTTCTCCCAATCAATCACTTTTGGCATGACTGATAGTAGTGTCTTGTAATCGCTCTTGCCAATCTCTTGGTAAGGCGCTTGCTGATACGTGTGTTCGTTGTACGGCAAGAAGGACACGCCTGACATCTCGTCGAAATGCTTGTACACAAACGCACCAACTTCAAACCACTCGTCCGCTTTCACGTTGATCGTAACGCTAGGCTTATGCTCACACCACGCACGCTGATAGGCCAACCACATCTCTAGCTGCTCAATCGCAGTCAGGTCCGCTGTACACACAGCTTTCTCTGGTGCTTTCATAGGGAAGCTGAACACTGTGGTCTGGTCGGGCTTGAACGCTTCAGGCTCGTTAGGGATACCTTGGTCAATCATGAACTGCGTCATGGGGTCCTTGTTGTCACCACGAACTGTGCGGATGTAGTAAGGGCTGTGACGAGCATGGATGCCGCTAGCACTATCTACAAGCTGGCTGACTGTGCCAGATGGTTTCACACAAGTAATCGCTGCGGCTACAGGGATACCAAGCTTCTTGGCCCACTCAGCGTTTGTCGCAACTGCTACAGACTTGAGGTGCTTGAGTGTCTTGTCGAGTGCCTTGTTCTTTGTGGTCATCAGTGGGTTGTCCATGATGCCCGTAAGGCTTACGCCAAGCAAACGCTCCTCTTCTGTGTTACGCTGCCAAATCTTACGCAGATAAGGGAACTTGGTGTATGTGGCCTGAATGGTTCCCAAGATAGTTGCAAGACGAACTTTATGCTCAAGGTCTTCGATTGTGTCTGTGGCACGTACCACGCACTCCGTAAGGTTACAGAACTGGTATGGACGCAGGATGATCTCACTGCACGGGTTGGTCCCGAACTCATAGTTTGGATCACGACGACCATTCTTAGCTGCCTGCACCTTAGATGCTTGACGGTTAAACACGCCACGTTCACCTGAGCCGCTCTCAGCCAGTGCCATCCACTCTCGCATAAACGACATAGCGTCTGGCTTCTCTGTGTAGCTTACAGAGTTGTTCGCTAGGCCACGCTGTGGGTTGTTCTCCCACCACTGACCAGACTTAGCGTGACGCATACGATCGTCACTCAGGTTCGAGAGGCTGATCATAGCTGACCGACGAACACCACCAACTACAACAACCTCACCGATCTTACACATGATGTCGTGGCATTCCAGAGAGGAAAGCTTACGGCCCTGTGCGCCCTTAAAGGCAGCGATCGTGAAGTTGAAGAGGTCAACCAGAGGCGCTGGGCCTGACGCTCGACCACCAAAGGTCTTCAGTGGTGCGCCTGCAGGACGAACCTTAGAGACGTCCCATGTGGGGACCTCACCGCTGTACAGGAGAGCCACAAGCTGCCGTAGAGCCTTAGCCCAGCCTTCCTTGCTGTCCTTTACGACGATGTTTGTATCGCTCGGGAACAGCTGATCAGGGACCTCTGGGAGCTTGCTGATGAACTGACGTTCTACAGAGAAGCCCACACCTGTACCACACAGAAGGATAAACATAGCTTCGTCAAAAGACTTGATGTCGTCAACAGGCAGGTAGCTGCAGTTGTACATACATGTGTTGTCACGCTCAGCTGCAGGGCCTGCTGTCATTAGACCACGCATAGAGGGCATTACGTCTAGCCCAAGGATTGCCCGCTCAAGTTCGTTCTTGGTCTTTTCGTCTACCTTGTCACCGATGATGTTGTGTGAGAAACGCTGGATGGTCTCTGACCAACTCTCGCGTCCTTTGCCTTCAACATACTTGGCATAACGGGACTTGTGGATAAAGGATTGATAGTCTGTGGGAAGGTAGTTGTTCATCGCTCGTCGCCATTTCCTTGAAGGGTTCCGCGCTCTTGGCGGCTCCGTAGTTTATCTAAATTCATTTGAGCAACATCGCTCATACTTACGTTCAAATCTCTGCATAGAGCCGCTGCGTACCACAGTACGTCTCCGACTTCTTTAGCTATCGCGTTACGATCATAAACTCCGTCCCGCATAATCTTCTTAACTTTTCCCAGAACTTCTCCAGCTTCATTAGCCAACCCCATAGCGGGGTAGGTGAGTTGGTGTTCTGATTTGTAAATTGCAGTTGTAACTGCTTGGGCTTGGTATTCGTCAAAGGTCATTTATGGCGTTCCTTGTAATCCTTAATGAGTCGGTCTAGATACCATTGGGCCTTCTGGAGGTCCTCAAGGCCATTCTTAAATTCGTGTCGCCACAAGTACTTTAGGATATTACCGCTCATGTAAGCGCTAGCACCTTTCATAGTGCCAGTCATGGCGGTTATAGCCTCAATACACTCAATACTATTTTGATTGTAGTGAGCGGGGTTATTTACTGAATCAGTCATTGTTTGTCTCCTTAGTGTGTATCTGCCCAAGAGTTGCCAATATCGGCAGAGCCTCTTAATGGGATACGAAAGTTTAGATGGTGGGTTACATCACCAAAAGTGTCTTCGGCAATCCGCGCCACCTCTTCAGCTATATTAGCATCGCATTCGATCTGGACTTCGTCGTGGACATTTAATACGAACTCGTATTGTTCACCTACTGTGTATTTAGCGGCGAGGTTACGATCCAGAAACACCAAGTAGTACTTCATGACCAATGCCCCTGCCCCCTGCAGTAGGGTGTTGAGTGCTGAGTGTGCTGATCGGATGTGGTAAGGGTTACCGTCAAGGGCGCGTAGTGTGCCGTTCTGTTTGTAAGCCTCACTGACCGCATCAACCAATCTTTTGATTGCTGGTATCTGTCTAAAGAATTTCTCTTTTAGCTTTCTACCAGCCTCAGCTGTCCCGTTGATAATGCTGCCGATCTTTGCATCCCCCGCTCCATATAGAAATGCGTAGATGAAAGTCTTAGCATCGTCCCTTGTCGGGAGACCAGCGCCTGTCTGGTTTAGTGTGTGAATGTCAGTGCCATTTTCTTTGTTACCTTCGTCAACAGCCCTAGCATATTGCCCATTGTCAAACCTAGCCATATAGTGACTGAGTGTTCTGAGCTCTAGGCCATCAGCATCACACCCAACAAGCTTCTTGCCCTTTGGTACGGTGAATAACTGTCGTGCCTCATGACCCTTGTAGGCCCGCCCTGAGGGGACCTGAGCCATGTTTGGATTGCTGTGGGTGCATCTACGGCTAACAGCTCCTAGTGTGTTCACACGGCCATGTATGCGGCTGTCACCGCCAACCATCTTCATCCAAGCGTTCTTACCATCTGCGAGCTGGCCTTTAAGTTTCACTACGTTGAAGTAGTGGGCTAAGACCTTACCTTCTGGAAAATCGAGACGCTCTAGGACCTTCTCATTGATTATAGGGGTCCCCTTCTCTGTGTGATCCTTGGGTTTCCACCCGTAGACCTCAGAGAGCCACCGAGCAATGTGCTGCCTGCTTGAAGGGTTGAAGTGAACTTCCTTGAAGTACCCCCACTCACCTTGTTTGTTGAGGTGGCAACCTAGCTTCTCCTGATTGATTAGAACCTGTGACTTTTCCCCGTTCTGCTTGTAGGCAGTTTTTGGGTAAGGCTTAGGGGTCCATGTCTGGAGAGGTGTGAAGGTCTTAAACAACTCAGCCTCTGCTTTATCAACTTCGTGAATGAGGTCGATGTGTAGCTGTTCCGCCGACTTGATATCAAAGTAGACACCATATTTCTCTTGGCGACTGATGATCTTAGCAAACTCTTGTTCGAGCCAGATAGCATCATCGGGGATATTACGTCCCAAAAGCTTCTGATACAAAGCGTAAGTGACTTCGCTGTCTTGTCGGCAGTAAGTAACCATCTCTGGTGTGAGCACTTCCCATTGCTCAATGTCGCCGCCAAAGTCTCCTTTGAGTTTCCGTAGTCGGTAACCCCAAGCCTTGAGACTGTGTGAGCCTTTCATCTTAGGTGGGATAGTCTTACGGTTAGAGTCTTGAAAGCTGATGTTTGGATATGCCAAGCGGCTCATTATTAGAGTATCGTGGCAAGGGCTTGTGATTTGATACCCCAGCTTCTCCATAGTTGGAAGGTCAAAGTTGATGATATTATGGCCTACCACAAGGTCCACACTATTGAGTATCTCAAGGCCCTCCTCAAGACTACCATCACTACCCTCAATAGGGTGGTTTGTGTAAACCTTTGTCTCTTCATCGTCTACCTTGATAGATACGCAATGAAGCTTTGTGGCCTCCTCATAGAGACCGTTTGACTCAATGTCAAAAATCGCAACCGTCATTATTGTCTCCTTCAGTTACTTCGATCTCAAAGTCAGTCTCAGTCTCATGTACAAGACCTGTATCACGATCGTAGTAGAACCCGACTGTGCGTCCTGTAGCATTACCCGAGAAGCGATCTTTAAGAACTCGGATAAGGCCTTTGTTTCTCTCATCAGCGGTCTCGTGGAGTGTGTTTCTTTCAATACCTAGCATTGTGTAACTCCACCGCATGATAGCCCTAGACCCTGTAAACTGGTTCTGTTCAGTCTTACCACCAGCTTCGTGTGAAGCACCTGTCTTTGGTGGGTTTAGGTGAGACACCAACATAATCCAGATGTCTAGCTCTTTAGCTAGTCCAGCAACCTCACTCATAAGAGCGTCGAGGTTACGCCTCTCGTCAGCCGCATGAGAGTTGAGGGCTGTTAGGTTGTCGATATAGAAGATACGACATTCGTAGTTGTAAGACATGTATCTGATCTTCTCACGAATGACCTCCCAAGTATTAGCACCAAAGTTGTCAAACATAAACAGATTACCGTCCATTGAACGTACAGTCTCTTTCAGGGCCTCCTTATCGACCTCGATATTCGGCAAGTGATAGTGTTGACCATCAAGTTTACCAGCTGTTCGTAGAAGCGTCTCTTTAACACTTTGCTCAAGCATAAAGGTTGCTACTTTCCAGCCCTTACTAATATCGTGAGCCATCTGTGTCATAACAAAGTCTGTTTTCCCAACGCTAACACCAGCACCTACTGTTACTACCTCACCGAAGCGGCGTCCATATAGCATCTGTGTGAGACCATCGTAGGCATACGCAAAACCAACTTCAATAGGCTCGGCAACAGTGTCCAGCATATCCATCGGGGTTACGATATCATCTGGCTTATAGCGCTCTGCGTTATAGAAGCATTGAACTACCCCAGCTTTACCTTTGTACTGTAGGACCTCGTTAGCGTCCTTGTAGTCTGGGTGACGGACGATCCGCAGCTTGTCTACTGGAATGAGCTGGACAACGTCATTAACGGCTTGGCGTCCTGCGTCATCATTATCGAACCAGATGTAGACCTCGTCGTATCCTGCGATCCATTCAATATGCTGTGCAATCTCTTTCTTAGCGGAAGAAGCTCCGTTCTTTAGTGACACAACAGGATACTTCCCGTCTGTTGCGGTAGCGTAGGACAGAGCGTCGATCTCACCCTCGGTGATCACAAGCTTCCTACCTGTGTTGCCCCAGAGGGACTGACCGAACAACGTAGAAGTTTTAGCATCGCCAATAAACTTGAAGCTCTTGTCAGCATACCGAAGCTTCTGACCGACAACCTGTTTGTCTTTATCGAAATAGTTAGCGACCTGAACCTTGTTGCCGTTACGATCCTGACCTACGCCATAGCGAAACTGTTTGCAGATGCTCTCTGGTATCTTTCGTTTAGCGAGCTCAACATAATCGAATGTTAGTAGGTCCATGTTTGTATTTTTATTGTGTGACTGCATTGGAGCGTCTCCACTTTCTCCTTTATTCCACGTACTACAGGCAAAACAGTAGCTAGTACCGTTAGAATAATTAGCATTGGCGTCAGAGCTACCACAAGAATCACACTGGCTGTGATACAGGAATTCACTTTCAGCGTCTTCATTGTACATCCTCAAGGTCTCCATCAATCAAATCGCCAATCAAGTAGTCGTAGTCCTCCCACTCTTCGTAGGCTAGTTGGGAAGCCTCTGCATAATCCATCCAGTCGTTTTCGTACATGAGCTCAGACCGTGTTGCAGCAATAAGCTGTGCTTTATTTAAAATCATAGAGAGCCTCCATATCTTTTTTATAATCCATGTAATCTTTTAGAGTGATCCCATATCTACGGGCCTCTTTAAGCTCATATTCAAACATTCCAAAGTCATTCATAAGATATCTCCTCGATTGTCACCACACAGCGTGGGTTCTCTTTATCGACACCACCGAACTCGAAATTGATCTCAGGGACGAACTTATAGTTATCATCCTCTAGGATATCAAATTCAACCAAAGCGTCTAGGGTGAACTTACACACCACAGAGCCGATGTTATCAACGTCGAATAGTCTACGGGTCGGATAGAAGATTGAGTATGTAATCCTAACAGGACCCGCCACAGGTGTAAGAGCGCGGACAGTCTCCGCAATCTTAATTTTAAAAGTCTTCTTCATTTGGTTTGAAATTTGGAACTGCCAATTACGGTAGTTGCCAAGGTTGAGGTAGTGTGTTTTTTTCTTATTCACACCAATTTCCAAACGAATAGGAACGTCAAAGGACTGTTTAGCAGGAACCCCCTGCCCATTGCTGGACAGAGGATTATCGTGCTTTGCGTTAGTAGTCATTAAAAGTCGTCTGCAAAGTCTGAGACTTCGTCAGCAGCAACATCAATAAAACCATCTTCATCATCGAAGTCGTCAGAGCCAGCACCTGTGTATTCTACAAGCTCAATGATCTGCATCTTTGACCAGATGTGACTAATACCAACAGTCTTTGTGGACTGCATGAAGTATGGGTTTGCATAACTAACTACGCGAATAGTCGATCCGTTACCTACGAGAGGTGCTTCGTTACCGAGGCGGTTCCGTTTAGCATCTACTACGAGAACCTCAGCTGTATCACCACGTTCACGGCGATCGGCTAGGTCTTTAAGTTTGTATTTGAAGATGACTTTACCAGTTGGGTTACCATCAGCATCATACTCTTCTTTGTAGACAGAGCTCTTACGAACCTCACGAGCACGGGCAGCGCCGAGTGTCTCACAGGTTTCGTTGTAGGCAATGTCCAAGAGGTTCTCTAGTTTTTCAATGTAAGCTTTGACCGAGGGGTCGTTGGGATCACATACCACATCGGTAGAGAACTCACCCTTAGCATTGAATTTTGTGTCAGGCTCTTTGAATTTACACCAGAGTGCCTTACCTTTTGGTGATGTTACGTTAGTTCCTTTTACCGCGAAAGGTTTTGTAATAGCCATGTGTGTCTCCTTTAGGCTTTGAGTTTGGGGTCTTTAAGCATCTTAAAGCTTCTTTAAGAGATTACTATTATAGTTATTATAATAATAATTATCTAAGAAGTCTTTAAGCATCTTTAAGCATCTTTAAGTATCTTTAAGCATCTTAAAGAGGTTCTTAAATCGGTTCTATCTATAGGGGGCTTTCATGCGCAACTATGAGAAAATGTATTTAGATTCAAGCACTTCGTTAAGATTTAGGGTATTGATCATTACCTCCTCTGGTGATTGTTCGAATGTGTGATTGACTGTGTTCACAAAGATGTGCAGTGGGTCAGCTTCAAAAAGCTCTACAAAAGTCTCTCGGACTAACTTGTTAAGGTTTTCTACGTGACCGATAGGAACACCGTAACTATCATGGATCATGTGAAAGTTAATACAACCTTTTTCAGCTAGCTTTAGAACTGTTGTAGCCAGTAGAGCAGCATCGAGACTGTGAATGAAGTTAGGTGCAATACCGTTGCCCATCCTAAGTTTGTCTAAGGTCTCGGTTGGTGTTCGGATTGTGATCCTCCCGATAGGTGTTCGGATACGCTCCTCTTTACGAGTCCCTATTCTCTGGACTACGGGGAAGTAAGTAAGGGGTGTTCTGTAGGCAATATGTTCTCCTCTCTTTACAAGGTCTTGTGTGACCCTCTTCAAGTACTCCTGACCGACCCTAGCGCCTTTCACAATCTCTTGAATAGCTTTGTCGTTTAGGTCTGATAGGAACTTAGCAGCTGCCCAGATGTCACCTACCCAGAACTTCTTGTTGTTGTTCTCCAACTCCATGAGCTCTTCTACGATCTGGTCATACATCCCCCGCTTAGTCACAGAGTAGGGTTGTGTCATTACATTTCGTTTCACAAGACTTCTGGAGACCTTACCTTTGAAGCTGTTAGCCATCGGTACGGTGTCTAGCACATGATCGACGCCAGCTTTATCAGTGTAGTAGAAGAATTTCTGATAATCACCTGCCTCTAGGTAGGAATTAACACGATCAGCGACCTTCTGGTAAATATCCTCTCTGGTGTCCCCAATGACGTTTACTGAGCTAGCCCCCTCAGCATCTCGTAAGAGGCCTGAGTAGAGCTGTATGCCGCTGCAGGTAGCATCTAGAGCAATGGGGATGTGACTGACAAACACCTCAGGATCACGTTTGTAATCCGCATACTCAAAACACCACGCCAGAAACATATAAGGGTCGTCAGAGCTACCCCAGAAGTCCCGATTAGCTAGGGGATCATCAGCAGTCTTTAGGATATCGCTTTCAAGCTCTAAGATTTTAACTATCCTATCATCATACAATAGCTTGTCGAAGCCATATGTGTTAGCACCATGAATCAGGAACCAACGCCGCTGTTCTTCGGTAGTGATCTTACTGCCCTCAGCGAACTCCAGCAGAGCTTTGATGTTACCAGAGCCCTGAGGCTGGAGGTGTTGTTGGATTGGGTAGATACGACCTCTACTATCGTATTGATAACTAAAGTATATTTCGTCTTCGTTCAAATACTCCTTTGCGTTGGCTAAGATCATATTCTGCATAAGAGCCTTGCCGTTGTTAGATATGCAGATATCACGCTGATCTTCTAAATCTTTGTGACGTTTACGTATCATATTATTGTGCATCGGTAACCCTTTATGCGGTCCCTCTTTATGCAGCTCTCCGTAGTTGTGAGGGTTGATGTAGTCCTCTGGTTCCATGTTGACATTAAGAGGAAGACGCCCGATGAGGCGTGGGTTGTGCCTAGGGTAGCTAGGGTCCTCGATGTTATTATCAAAGATATAGTCCATAACCTCAAACACCCGCTGGTTAATACGCCAAGGTGTGCCCTGAAGTGTGTTGAGGATTTTGGCGAGGTTGTCGGTGTTATTCTGGTCAAAATAACGCTGTAGAATACCCCGTGTCTCGTTACGAGCTTTGATCATAGACAACTTGTAGATGTCGGTTGTGTGATAACCTCCACTGCCTTTATAGCTCGTCCAGTCCTTAGGCTTCACCAGATGGATAGGGTATTTACGATAATCCTCCAAGAGTATCTCACGGCTCTGTAGGACCATTCGGTAGCACTCGTCGGTGTAGACAATGTGCTGTGTTGTCTTATCAGCCTGTCTGACATTACGGAGTTCGATAATATTGATACCACTTTTAATCACAATATCAATAAGCAGGCCTCCAACATATGCTGTCAGAGCTGTCAGGTTACTATCCTTCATTTGGTTCTGACGATGAGCAATCTTAAGCTTCTCGTTTTTACACCACTTAGCGCCCCGCTTCTTGTAGCGTCTGTCAACATAAGAACTGAGTGTCTTCTCTTTGTTATCCAAACGGCGGACTAAGATGCTATCGTGGATGTTTTTATTCAGCGATCGTGCCATATGCGACACAGGGACCATATTTTCCTGTGAGATATAACGTACTACCGTCACAAGAACCACGTAAGCTAGGTCTTTAGGGCTTTTGTGAAACTCCTCAGCTAGGAGATTACGTACCGTCCCCGCCTTACCACGTAGAGGAGCGTCGAAGTATTCGGTGAGTTTAGCTGCAAGCCTGTCGATGCTATGTAGAAGGATCATACGACCCTCCAACAACTCATCCGCATTACCTGTAGCTGCTCTGCGTTGTACGATCTTCATTAGGCGGTCATGCGAGTAGTCATTAGCTCGCATCTCCAGTTCTAATTGTCTTTCCATCTTTGTTTTGTCTGTCATACAACCTCCCTATTATAAACCCCTGTGGGCATCTTCATTGCGGCTAAGATATCTGCCCACTGCTCAGGGGACATCACTACCAAATCTAGAAGCGTGTCGGCCTCGATATCTGTCACCTGTCGAATAGCTACCATCCCATCAAAGATAATAACTTCGACATCTGGGTGTGTCCCTGTGTGATCCAGTGTGGTTATTGTAGTGCTCACACCTTCGTCTGTGTCCATTTCTACTGTAAACAAAGTATCTCTCCTTATGCAGAGTAGTATTCTAGGTCCTCTCCTATTCTCAGGAGCTCGTCTGTGAGTTTTGTAGGTAGTTCCCAAGGGTCAAAAGTAACACCTGCGATCGTCACCTTGTATAGGTCAATGTTCATAATCTCAGAGTGTCTTTCATCGGCTACAAACTCGATATAAAGATCAGGGCTACTGTATTCTGCTTGCACTTCTCTAATCAATTTATAGGCCCTCCGCGTCAAATGCTACGATCCACTGCTTACAAACGTCAGAGCGGATAATGTCGTCTGTGGTGAACTCGATAACAGGAGCACTGATATTATACTTCTTAGCGAGGTGGATGGCCTTAGACAATCCAGACTGTTCTTCAATGTCTGACTGTTTAATGTCTCCATTCAGAACCAATGTGCAGTTCTCACCTACCCGCGTGACCACCATCTTTAACTCTGGGATGGTGATATTCTGTGCCTCATCGACGATAATGTAGGCATTGTCAAAAGAGCGACCACGCATCAAAGCCATAGGAGCAACTTCGATATTACCGTTCTTCAAAGCAGTCTCTACAGCTCCCTTACCTAGATGCGTCTCTAGGACGTCTAGGACGGGCATAGCCCACGGTAACGTCTTGTCGGCTAGGTCACCCTTCAAAAACCCAATGTCGCGTCCTACGGGCACGTGAGGGCGTGTGATGATGATCTTATGAATATCCTTACTGATGTAACGATTGGCTGCGTGTGTGGCCACTACGTAGGTCTTACCTGTTCCAGCTGGACCCATACAGATAACCTGTGCCTCTTCCTGTAGTGCTTTCATGTAGAGAGCTTGGTTCTCCGTCTTAGGGATAAGATGGACTAGGGGCTTGTTCGCAGCGCCTTTGTACTTAGTGGCGCGCTTGGGTGTTGCTACGAAATTAGCTGTTGATTGGCTTGACATTATTCTTCTCCTAAAATTGAATTAAATACGTAGTCCAAGTCTGTACCTGTAGCACCGCAGTAGATTAGGAGCTTTAGTCCTAACTCTTGTGCCAAGGCGGTTGTAGTGTCGTCTAACTCAAATTCAACCGTCACATCACCATCTTCACGTTCTGTTACAGCTGTTAGTTTCATCTGTCCTATTTTGTCAGTCATTCTGTCTCTCCTGTTTTAGAATAGCACCCTGCGCATGAGTTCTACCGTGACAAGTAGGGGCCATAGTAGTGAAAGTACCGACCCCCCAACGATCGCATCACCAAGGTCATACTGTTCAGGGGCTTCTAAGGCA